GACTTCAGGGCGCACTTGCGCTTGGAATTACTCACCCAGATGCTGCCTCTGCAGTTTCGCGTACTGGCCCGTCGATTCCAGCACAAGGCCGTCCTGAGCCGCCTTCATTTGAAGCCATGTCAGGAACTGGAACATCTCGCCGTGTTTGTAGTCGGCGGAGCTGCGGTAGTAGATCTTGCCCTTCCGCTTCGGCTTTGCCGGGTTGACCATCCGCGTGATCATCCACGGCGCCCCAGTCTCAGTGTAATACTGTTTTTTGCACAGGGTCTTAATGAACTCGACCATCTCGCTGGACACCTGCTTGCGGTCAATCTTCGCAAGATGGGCGGCGTACAGTGTCAGCCAGACATGAAATAGCGCGTTCTGATCAAGGCTGCGATCCTCACCTGCGCGATACGTAAACGTCAGGTATTTGAACTCTTCGAACTTGGCGCGCACCCATTTGCCAAACTCAGGGATCGACTGGGTCGAATTGACCACGAAGGTCTCGTCATCAATTTCCACAGAAGCCTCCGGTAAGCGGCCGGCTTAGAAACGCACCGAAAGCCGACGGCCCAGCGTCACGCATGAGCGCGGCAAACTGCTTCTGCTTCTTCACCTTGATCGGCTTGGTCCTTGCCCTGCCGACGGATCTGAACGTCACCCCGGCGCGCTTGAGCCTGCAGTGCATCGTGTAGTAACTGCACCCTGCTTCAGCCGCCAGTGGAATGACCCGCTCGCCCTCGTTGTATCTTCGTACTGCCTCGTCGATGTCCATCTTGATCTCCCAGTTGTTAAAACAAATTCTGCTGCTGTTCGGCCACCTTGGCATTATGCACCAACCACATCCGCTGAATGTTGATGTGCGTCTTCACTTGATCGCGCCAGTGCTCGGGGCATCCCTTCAGTGCGGCCTTCTGCTTGTCCTTGTCATTGCCGGCGGCCATGAAGTCTGCGGCGTAGCGGTGCGGAAGTTTTCTACTCACGCTCACCCCCAAGATGCCACGCATCAGCAAAGTCGCCCACCTTGGTTGGCATCTTTACTGTCACCGCGATGCCTTGTTTCACCAGCTTGCACGCCAGTGTGTATGCAGCCTTGTGGCCTGTGAAACTTTCGTCGTTGTCGCCATACACAACAACGGCGGTGACGAACGGAGGAGGCGCAAACTTTTCCATCATGACTGCTGTGCCAGATGCCCAGCATGGGATGTCGTGCATCTGCATGACTGCAAGCGCTGTCTCTATGCCCTCTGCGATGCCAATGGTCGGATAATCCTTTGTCAGTCGAATGACGGCGCCATCCATACTGCATCGCGGCGTGAGGATCTTCTTCGGCGACGGCACCGGCGCCTTGGCCCCCTCAGCAGTCAGGTAGGTGATGTGCAGCGTGGCCACAGCAGTCATATTCTCCACCAGTGCCACCATCGCAGGAAATGTCCCCAGCACCTTGCCGTCCTCATCGTAATACTTCAGCCCGGGATGCTCGCGCAGGAACGGCGACGCCTTCAGACCGCGCAACTTCAGGTACTTGCGAACAATGCCGCCGCGCAGATTGCTGACCGGCACACTCTCCTTGATGATCCGCCGAATGCGCGCATCGCCGTCTGGTTTTGATCTCGGCTTTTTGCTTTCAAATCGATCAACCTTCGGAACAATCTCAGCCATCAGATCTTTCAGCGACTTGTTGGTGTACTTCGACAGCAGAGAGAGTCCGTCACCGGAGCCACACCCAGAGCAGTAGTACGTGCCGCGCCCATCTTTATCGTCAAAACGATACCTGTCTGTGCCACCACACAATGGACATGGCCCGTGAGCATTACGCAGGAAACTCTGATCGATCCCGTAAGATGACAAGATGCCGTACCAGCGCCCGGTGGTTGCAGCTCTGAAGTCTTCAAACATTGGCGCTTCTCCCTTTTCCCTTTGCGTAGCGGATATTCATCGCCGTGATGTAGGCAAGCGTTTCCGGCGTTGGGGCTCTCATGAATGGCTTGATCTTGTTCGGCCACACACCGTACTTGCTTCTGTAAAGGTTTGCCGCCCAGCCATCCTTCCTGCCCCGCTCACGACCATACGCAATCGTCTCACCGTAGAAAAATGCTTTCTCTGTTGGTGACGCATTTTTGTTGTTCTTCTTCTGCGTCCGCGTGAGTTCCTCAAGCTGACCCTGCGCCTCTACAACAGCGTGCTGGCGCTCCGGCTTGTATCCGCAATTTGGACACTCCCAGACCTTCACAGGCTTGACGAACTTGCACTGCGGACACTCTTTCGGCAACGGCTCAACTTTTTCTTGTGGTGTATTTTTCTGCTTCTTGCCCATGTCGAGCACCGTGTGCCTGTCGTCAACATCAGTGACAAATCCCAGCCGCAGAGTGGTGCCGGTGTGATCGATGATTAAACAAAAGTCCTTCCCGTCAGCAGTACGCAGACCCCTGCCAATTATCTGCTGATATAGCGAATCGCTCTTCGTAGGACGCGCAAGGATGATGCAGCGAACGTCCCAGTCCACGCCCTTGACCAAACAGCCAACGCTCACTACGCCAACTACACGGCCGTCGTGAAACTGCTGCTTGATCTCATCGCGCTGTTCGCGTGTCGTGTATGCATCAATGTATTCAAACTCGATACCAGCCTCTTGGAACTTGCGCTGGATGGCTCTGGCGTGCGCCCGGTCTACGGCGTAGCAAAACGTCGGACGATTCTCTGCAAGCTGCTTCCACTTCTGTACTATGTCTCCGACAAGGTCGGCCTGATTCATCACTGCTGCGAGCTGGTCTTCTGAATAGTCACCCGCAACGATCTTCACTTTGGAAAGATCAGGAGTCGATGGTGCCCACACTTTGAAATCACTTAGCGAGCCTTCGTCGATCAGCTCTTGCGTGGTAGCGGTGGAGATCAGTTGCTGGAAGTGTTTGCCGAGACCTTTGGTATACGGCGTTGCGCTCAGGCCGATGAATGGGATCTGGTCCCACTTTTCCATCCACTTCGCGTAGAAGTCATAAAAAATATGCACCTCATCGACAAGCACCAGATCCGCATGCGGCAAATGCCTGCGCCTCATCAGTGTAGCCTGCGAACACACCTGCACCATTGCATTCGGATTTGTCATTTCATGGTCGGCTTGTATCACGCCGATGTCTGTGATGCCTTGCTCGTAGAATGATCGCGCCGTCTGGTCAACCAGCGTGATCGCATCCACAACGAAGTGAACGCGCTTTCCCTTTGCGATAGCTGCGTGGATTATTTCTGCGGCGACCACGGTCTTGCCGAATCCGGTGGGAGCCTTGAGCACCACCCGCTTGACCCCTGATCTGAGAGCCTCGCGCAGCTTATCTATCGCAAGCGACTGCCTCGGTCGTAATGTCTTTCTGCCCATGTTGTTGTCCTGCTTTTTAAGTTAGAAATTGAATGCCAGCTGGCTGACTCTCATAAACGCTTCACGATAGCACTTGCGCCAGCGCCTGTCTTTGTACGGCACATTGTCGATGCTTTTGCCGGTGCGCGCATCTTCTGCCGCACGGATTTTAGCCATCGCCATCCCGCGCTTTTTTGGAATCTTTGTTGCCATATTTGCTCCTGACTCGCGTCAACAGTTTTGAAATGTTCTTGCGCGTTTTTGGGTAAGGAAGATGGCCGGTTGCCGATGCTTGAAGCCTCGACACTGTCGCCACATCAATCTCCGCCTTGCGTGCAATCTCGCGCATACTCCACTGCGTCAGACCGTAAATTTCCTGCAGTGCCGTTCTCGCTTCCGCTCTCGTTTCGATCACTATTTACCTCCTGTGCGCCCAGCGGCGCGAATCACATCACGAAATTATTTGTATTGCAAGAGTGTTGACAAGCTGTTGCGAGTGTGAAATTCTGAATTCCCAAAACAACTGAGGTGATGTATGTCTACACACAATCTCGCAATACAAAGTGTGCCCATCGAGCCGGCACTTCCCGCAACCCCTGCCGCACAACTAATGACCGTCATCGAACGCATGTCTTTGATGCCAGATATTGACATGGACAGAGTAGAGCGTGCGTTTGCGATGCACCAGAAGATGGAACACGACGCCGCTGTGCGTTCGTTCAATTCCGACATGGCGAAGGTGCAGGGCCAGCTGCAGGCTGTTGCCGCAAAGCTGAAGAACTCTCACACACAATCCCTGTACGCCGACATTGACGCCATCCATGCCCAATGCAAACCCGTCTGGACATCGCATGGCTTTTCAATCGTCGGCGGATCGAAGCCGTGCGCCCAGCCGAACCACATCACGATGACGCTTGAAGTCCTGCACTCTGGCGGTCACAGCAAACTCTACGAAGACGACTGGCCGCTCGACAATGCCGGCAAGGACGGCAAATCCAACAAAACCGCGATCCAAGGCAAAGGCTCCAGCACGACCTACGCACGCCGCTACATGGAGCTGGCAATTTTCGACATCGCAATCTCCCGGCTGGACAACGACGGCCAGAGCCAAGCCGCCAAAAAGCCTGAAAAGGAGACCGTGTCCGTGAAACAGGTTGCCGACCTGATCGCCGCTGCCGAGCTGAAGGGAGTTTCTGTATCCGCAATCTGCAAGCGTCTGCGTGTTGAGTCGCTGGCCGATCTCACCGTTGACCGGCTGCAAGTAGCTGTCAATGCGATTGCAAACACAAAAGACAAGACAGCACCGGAGGTGTCCAATGCACAATAACATTGCAGACAGAGATGACATTGAAATAATCGAATGCGAGCAAGGCACTGCGGAATGGTTTGCAGCACGGGCTGGCGTGTGCTCTGCCAGCATGTTCGGTGTTGTGCTCGCAAAGGTCGGACTGCTGGATGAGAAGCAGCAGATGTACGTTGACGCGATCCGCGCAGGCAACGACGAAAAAGCAGCAATGCTGATCGCCGGGTACAAGGCTCCGCCGAAATCAACGACGGTGGCCAAAGCCCTGCGTGGCGAGAAGATCGGCGAGTGGTCCGATGCTGCGCTCAACTACGCCTTCCGGCTTGCTTGCGAGCGAGTCGCAGGTGAGCCGCTGGTCGAGCAGTTTGAAACCTACGCCATGCGCCGTGGGAAGGAGCTGGAAGAGGCTTGTCGAATTCGGCATGAGATCGACATCAATGAGGTTGTGGATCTGGCCGGATTCATCCGCACAAAGGACGGCCGCTTCGGTGCGTCAGCTGATGCGCTGGTCGGCAAGAGTGGTGGCGGCGAATACAAGTGCTTCTACGCTCCCGACAAGACCCGCCCGATCATCCTTGAAAACGACTTCGGTGACATCAAGCCGCAAGTGCAGGGATGCATCTGGCTGTACGGTGCGGAGTGGTGGGACAGTTGTTTGTACTTCCCTGCACTGAGGTCGGTAGGCAAGGAGTACACCCGCCAGCGGTCGTTGCGCGATGACGACTTTATCGACAACATGGAAACCGAGCTTCTCGCATTCGACGCCCTTGTCTGTGAGTACGAAGTACAAATCAGGGCACCGCGCATTATCATCACTTAAAATGCTGAAGTACGACATAACGCCAGCGTGGGCATCCTACGCTGCGCGCAAGTGTACGAGGCAGGCGTTCAACGACGCGACCATCCTTGAAAATGGGGTAGGCCAGCTCACCGGAACACTGGGAGAGCTGGCCTTCGGTCGGTGGCTGAAGGATGCAGGGATCGCTTTCGAGTACGTGGCCGAGAAGAAAGGCGCGTGCGATTTTGTCGTGAATAGCCTAAAGATCGATGTGAAGACCAAGGCTTGCACTTCTCCACCGCGACCGAACTACACCTGCCATGTGCTGGCTGCGCAATCCAGCTACGATGTTGACCTGTACGTGTTCGCTCGCACAGACATCAACGGCCATGTGTGGCTGCTTGGTTGGATGCACAAAAACCACTTCTGGACCAGCGACAAAGCGTGCGATGTGAAGCGCGGCCAGATGGCTGACGGCCTGATTCAGACCGCCGACTCTCGCCGGATCCAGATATCAGACATCGCCACGATGGACGGGCTTTACGCCCTGCTTACTCTTTCGGTTCCCGCTTGAGAGGGCTGCGGCCTTTCATGTCTTCCTTGTCGCGCATGAATGCCAGCGCAGACGGCAACCGGGATGCTTGGACAATGTCGGCAGGTATCCCAAGATAGTCTGCTGCCGTTCTTGCGCCCCTCGATACTCCACGCGCCGTTGCTCCAGCCCCATACAGCAAGTTGCCCATCAATCGTGGAGATGTGAAAGGGATTGGCGCCAATAGCAGCGGGTTTTGCATTGTGATTGCCGCCGCTGTCGCTGCCGGGATTGACACCCCTTTTTCAATGGCCCCCGTCATTCCGCGAGGCATCCAACTGTTGAGCGCCTGCCCAGCCAGTGCCGGCATCAAATCTATGCCGCCCTCTTCTCCCGCTTGTCTCACCAGCTCAAGCCTGTTGCCGTAGTTTGTCTGCGCATTGTTTCGCATCACTGACTGCAGTTTGCGCAGCGAGGCGTCGATAGGTGAGTTTGACCTGCCCGACAGCGCGCCGGTTATTTCATCCAAAGTATCGCTTGCATCGCTGTACCGCGACATGATGCCGTCGTACACAGGGGCGTCATTGGCAATCTGGCGCCGTACTGCGTTGTATACCTGATCAGCGGCGTGCCGAGAGGGCATACCAAATGGCTCCGCGTTCTTGATTTGCCCGATTGATCTTTTCAGCGCGTCCATTCCGGCCGGCGTGTGGTATTCAGCTGGATCAAGCAATGACCACTGATCCAACTGACCCTGCAACCGCTGCAAGACATCAGCTGCCGGCTCGTTTATAGGAACGCCTTTGTAGTAGCCGGTGTCTCTAACGCTATCCAAAGCCCTCTGCATATCTGCCATGTCCAGAATTTGGCGGTCGCCCGACAATGCGGCCATGTCCGATTGATATGAGGCGTTTCTTCGCCTGACCATTTCACCGATGTTTTCCCGAAGCGAGTCCACAACAGATCTCATCGGCACACGACTGTTTACGTTGTCGAGAAATTCACGTTGCCCCTGTCTGCCTGCCGAGTAAGCTGTACCAATCGCGTCTTCGCTTGTGCCTGTCATGCCGCCCAGCGCAGTGCGCCCAAGATACCCAGCGCCCCGCAGCAGCGAGCCAAGCCCCTCCATGCCAATCGGCAGCGCAGCACCCATAGCTATGCCTGTATCAGCAGTTGATGGATCGACAAGCGCTGCAGACGCGCCACCAGCAATCCCGCCGCCTGCAATTCTTGCTCCCATCTGCTCTAAAAATGGCAAGCCTCGCTGTGTCGCCATTCCGCTTGCTTCGATGGCTGGCAACAGCGTAGGCATCGACCTCGCAATCGCCGGGACGCTGCCAAGAGACTTTGCGATTCCGCCGGGAACTCCCAGCGTGCCGGCAACATTCGTTCCCACTCTGGCAAGCCTGTATGCGCCAGAATCGGTGTCGGCAACTTCATCCATGATTGTCGCAATATCACCGCGCCGATCTTCTCTTCCGATCAAGCCGTAGCGATCAGCCAGCATTGCCAGCGATGACAACACAGGATGATTGGCAATTAACGAATTGCGAATTTGGCGCGGAAGCCGATCTGCATTCCTTGCCATCATGTCAACAGGGGTCATCAATGTTGCGCCAATGTCGGCAGCTCCACTTATGACACCAAGCGCAGCGTTTGCATCTCCGCTATTCTTGCGGACGACCGGGGCTGGCTCTTGTCTTCGCACAGGCATCTCAAACGCAGAATCGCGCAGGCGCGGCTTGTCGAGATACGCGACGGGATCAAACGGAACAGGCTCTCTCGGCTTGCTTTGCTCAAGGTACTTCTTTGGATCAAAATCAGTTGCCATTGAGCCTCTCCATTATTTGCGCAGCCATCGGATCATCGGGGTGATCGTTTGCCCACTCAAGCGCCTTCTTATCTTCTGGCGACATGCCGCTGGCCGATGCGCCTTTCTTCTGCTCCGCGTCGGCAAGTGCTCTTGTCAGTCTGCCGTTTATCTCCGACAACGACTCCATCATTCTTGGCTCGCCTGCTTTTGGATCAATGCCGCTTGCTGAGTTGGCGATCAACAGAATGTCGCTATTGGAGAGCACGCCTGTCAGCCTGCCAAGATTTGCCATAGTCAGAAGGCTGGTTAGCTCTTTCAGGTCAGCCTCAAATTCTCGCGTTGCTGCGCGGAGAGATGGCAGCGAAGCGTCTAGGCCAGTGGCACCTGCCATGCCATCAGTGTTGTTTGCCATTCTTTGCGCTACAGCAAGCGCTCTCTGCAGCTCAACAACCTCTGCGTCGATCTTCTTGTTGCGCGCCTCTTGTTCGTCCGCTTCTTTACGGCGCTCTCTTGCCATCATCTGATCGATGCGTGCTGTATTCGCATCTGCCGTGCCAACAAGCCTATCCTGTGTCGCCTGTTTGTAGGCCATGTCCTGCTCATATATCTCTTTGACGCGAGCAATGAACGCTGGCGTGCCGGGAATGAGCCCCTCGGCTTGTGCTTGATTTGCTGCGGCTCCCGTGACGGCGTTTCTTTTTTCTTCCACAGCATCTCTGCGCGCCTGCATTGTCAGCTCTGTATTCAGATTGGTGCCGGCCGCATCCATATCCAGTTCAGCCAGCTGCGACGCAAAGTTTCTGCGCTCTGCAAGAGAGTCTTTTTCAGCAGCGCGCTTTTCACGATTGTAATCGCCCATCGCAGCCGCTGCGCGACCAGCCGCTTCACCAAAGCTGCCGGTCTTGCCGGGGTCCAGAAATGCTGACGCAAGACGAAAATACTTTTCAGACTCGCTTGGGCCTTTCGGTGCTTCCTGCATGCCTGCCATAGCAGCTGCGCGTAGGCGCTGAGATGCTGCGTCGTACCGCTCTCTCGCTGCTGCAACTGGATCCACGGGTGCCGGTGCGACAGGAGCGCCAGCGTATCGTCTTGCCAAACCATCAAGACTGGGCGAAGAATTCTGTCGAGCCAAATCGATCATGCTTTGTGGTGGAGCTCTGTACAAATCGCCCTCTGCATACTTGGGCACGCCGGGCGCATGAAATGTTCCGCCGCGAGCCTTGCCGAAGTATTTCTGGTACAGCGCTGGGTCGTAACGCTCGGCCCACGATTTGACAGCGTCATCACCAAGCGCTCGCCTTATATCGCCAACGTCCGCACCCCCGCTGTTTACAAGGCTGCGCAAAGCATCAGGACCGCCGCTGCTGGCTGCGAGCGCTTGAATGTTGCGGTCGTTGACAGTGGCTCCGCCGAACGTATTGGTCTGCATCCAATTTTGCACAGGAGCGGATCCAAGCGCTTTTTCAGCCTGCGCCATCGACAGCTTGTCCTGCTTGTAGAGATCAAACAACTGAGCGTTGCCAGTGACTGTGCCGGCCATTGATCGTATCTGCTCATCAGTCATCCCCGGTCTGGGGATTTTATCTTTGGGCAGGGGAATCTCTAGGTCTGGAAGATTGGTCACAGCAGTGGGCACACAACTGCGTGTTGAAGGGTCGAAATTGAAACCGGGCGGACACTGGTTGCCGCCAATGTTTGGGCTGGCGGTTGACACTTGGTTGCCGCCAATGTTTGGGCTG